CACGGCGTCTTCAATCGTCCAGCCCGTGTAGTCCTGGGTCTGGCCGGCGAAGGCGACCGGGTCCTGGTTTCGGTTGAGGCCGAACAAGGTACCGGGGGCCGAGCCGCCGACAATCCACTGCCCGAGACCGGTCACAACGGAGTTGTTGACGCCGGCTGCCGAGTTGTCGCCGAAGCGGCAAAGGTAGTCGGTATCGGTAACGCCCGTGACGGTCGCAGACAGCGCCGCGGCAAAGGTGAGGGTGCGGTTCTTTCGGTCAATACCGGTGACGCGGGCGGAGCCGACGCGGACGGTCGGCGAGAAGCCGGTCGTGCTCACGGCAGCGACGAGCATCCCGAGCGCGAAGTAGTTCATGTTCGCGGATGCGGCGAGCGTGACCGTGGTCGTCGCAGAGCCCGAGAGAATCTGCGAAAGGGTCCCGTCACCGGTCCCGTACATGTACGTGGAGAGGCCGATGAGTTCGGTCTTCACCGCCCCATCCATCTCGTTCTGCCAGAGGTCAACGAGCGCGCCCTCGGTCTTCACGGCAGCCTTCGCAGCTTCACCCGTGATTCGCGCAACGCCGTAGTGGCTCTTTCGCGTGACCTGGAAACGCTTGTAGATGCCTTGCTGCGCGGCGGCCTGCGCGTTCGCAATCGTAGAGCTGGACCCTTGCGGGTATGCGTTCTGAATCGCGACGATGGAAGTGTCGCCAACGAAGTCCGTCTTTTTCTTCGTTTTCTTGAAGAGTGCGAACTTGTCGTTAATGCTCTTCGGGACTTCACCCGTCGGGTAGAGGAGCTTGAGCGCTTCCGCCGACCCGGTAACTGTAGCCTCACCAGCCATTTTCTTTAATCCTTGTTACCGGCGGCCTCTGCCGCACGGACTGCATTTTTCACTGCACGAACGGCGGCTTCGCGCCGCGCCTCGTCGTCATCCATGATGGTTTCCGGGGCCCGCCGGGTGCCCGTCTCCTTGCTGGAGATGGGGCTTGCATGCTTGGGGGCCGACTGCTGCGAAACCGTCCGTGCTTGGAGGCGGCTAGTGGCTTTGGAGACCGTCTTGGCGGCCTCAGCTTCCAGGTACTCTGCCAGCTCCTCAAAGGTCGCTTCAAGTCCCCCCGTCTGGCGGCGGTATTGGAGCGCAACATTGTCAGCGATTCGCACGAGTTCCTGAGGACGGTCCTCGTAAAGAGCCGTCAAGTGAGGATGCTTGTCCTCCGTGAACGCGATGGCCGTGAACTGCTCCACTGCCGTATGCCGGGCCTGAGCTTCTTGCTGGGCCTGGTAGGAGCGAGCCTGCTCCTCTTCGCGAGCGCGGCGGCTAGCAAGCTCTTGCTCCAGCCGCTCAATGCGCTGCTCTTCCTTGCTCTTCGCTTGCTTGGCCTTCTCTTCGGGGGAGGTGGCGTCGGCGAGTTGGAGAAGGAAGTCTTCCGGGTCAATGCCGGACTCCCGAATGGCACGAATCGGGTCGGCCCGAAGCATGGCGTACCAGTCTTTGTGGCGCTGGACTTCTTCCGCAGCGGCACGAACCTTGGCGAGTTCAGCTTGCGCCGTGCCCGTCAGGAAGTCGTGCTCCTCCTTCGCCTTTGCACGGGCGGCCTGGACGGCCTCCCGCTGCTTGACGCGAAGAGCGAGCTGGTCCAGCTCCTCCTTTGCGCCCGGCTCCTCCTTGTGCTCCGGCTTCTTCTCGGACTCTTCGGCCCCTTCTGCTTCAGCATCTTCGGCGGCGACGATTTGAGAGACGGCCTTGACGGCCAGCTCCCTACGTTCGTCGTCGGAAAGGCTTGTAACGTCGGGGGTTTCTACGACTGCGGATTCAGTTTCGGTGCTCATTCGGTTCCTTGGTCACTGAGGCATGGGAGGCATCGGAGCCATTGGCGCTCCGGACGGGGGCATCATGGGCGCGGGTCCTTGGGGAGGCATCATGGGGCCGGGACCGGGGGGGGGTCCGCCAGGCATCGGAGGCGAGGCTCCGGGCATGGGCGGGGCGAGGGGGTCTACCGGAGCCGGCGGAGGCGTCAGGAGCGCGTCGCAGTCCTGGATGTAACGCGCGAGAAGTCCGAGGCGCTCGTCATCCGCATCGCTGCGGATTCGGTAGAGATTGAAGAACCCAAGCGCGGTTTTCTTGGCCACGTCCAGGTCATCCAAGCTAAGCGGCTCGTAGTAGATTCCCTCCTCAACAATCTTCGCAAGCGTCTTGCGAATGACCTCCACCGGCGAGGAGATGAGGTCGTTTTCCGACTCAATATCGGGGACTTCAAGGAGCGCGCGGAAGGTCCGCTCGTCAATGACGCCCGCCTCTTTGAGGCGGCTAAGCTCGGATACGCGGCCCGAGAAACTGTGCGGGAGCTGGCTCATCGGGAGAATGCGGAGTTTCATGAAGCGGCGGTCCACCTTGCACTTCTTGAAGTCCACAATCCGGATAGAGCCCTTCGTGTCGCCGGGAGCCGTGACCTGCACGCGAACCCCGCGAGAGTTCAGCTCTTCGCATTCGTCCAGGACGACGTCGGCAAGCTCCACCATGGCCGACTCGTAGCGACGGTGGACCATGGCCTGTCGGTCGGTCCCGCTGTCCTGCCAGCGCTCCATGGCGGCGCCAGACGCTTCGCGGAGCTGCGCGGGGAGCTGCTGGGTCGCCTCAAACTGAGAGACGCCCACGAGCGAACGCATGCGCTGCGGGAGTCCGTCGCGCTCTTGGTAGGCGGACGGGTGAATGGGAGTCGCGTTCCATTCGGTCGGGGGAGCGCCTTCATACTCAATGATGGAGCCGATTTCGTTGTCCAGCTGAGCCTTGACGATTTCGCCGGCTTTGACGAGTAGGCGGGGAACGCCGAGAAGGTCGTGGCTCCGCTCAATGCGCTTGGCGAGCTTGTCCAGGTTGCGCTGGCACGGAGCAAGGCGCTCCACGGCGCTGCGCCCCCAGAAGCCGCCGGCGGTGAAGCCGTTGCGAGCAAAGGCGAATGGGAAGCGGCTCCGCGTGTAGGGGAGCTTCACAAGCGTTCCGCTGCGAAGGTACATCGTGTAAACGCCATCCTTCGCGCGAGGGCCCGACGGAAGGTGCCACGCCTCGTAGACGCAAATAGAATCGGAGAACGAGCTGTTGGTGGACGTCTGCTCGTCCCATCCGGACTCTCCGAGCACCGCAGAGCGCCGCGCCTCTTCGGAACCCACGTACCCCTCACCGGACTGGGAAACGCGCTCCAGGAGCGTCCAGCGGTCCACGAACGACCGGCGATAGATGCACCGAGGCTTCCCGCTCCGGGATTCCATGAGGTCGGTCGCGAGGTGGAGGGGGTTCTGGCGCTCCACGACGACACGTGCTTCCGAGCTGTCCTCGTCCGTCATCTCGTGGGAAACGAACAAAATGCCCGTGCCAGCGATGAGCGTGTCCATGCCGAAGGCCGGGACGACCTCGCCGTGAATCTTGTTGTCCTCGTAGACGCCTCCGAGGAAGCGGCCGAGTTCTTTGGCGCGCTGTTGCTGGCCCCAGTCCCCATCCACCGTGCAAGGTGCTGGGATGATTTTGTTTTTGAATACGCCAGCGTGAAGCGTTTCCAGCGTGTTCGCCAGCTGGTTCTCGCTCATCTCGTCCACGAAGATGGGGGAGACCTTCGGGAGTCCGTCCAGGCCCTCCAGGTTGTCCCCGTAGAGCGACCATGCCTCGCGGATAGAGTCCATGCGCGGACCCGCAGCATCCCAGACGTCTTTTGCAAGGCTATTCAGAACCTTGTGCGGCTCCGACTCCAACCACCACGCCTTGGCCGTCCGTTTGTCCATGGGCCGGTTGTACGCTGGCACGATGCTTGCGTTCAAGGCGCGCCTGCTGAAGGCTCCCCATAAGCTTCGCGATTCCCTCCAGGCGAGACAGGTCCTCTAGCGCCGCTTCGTGCATGCGCTTCGCTTCGGCCATCAGCTCGTGCGCCTCGGTCGCCTTGCGCTCGGCAGACGCGAGCATGGCGTGCGCGAGACCAAGCGAAACCTCAAGCTCCGCGGAGAGTTCCGCGTACTCAATATCTCGGGCGAGTTCGCTCCGCTCGTCGCTCGGTGGCGATGCGTTTGGCAGTGGTTCGTTCCAGGGCGACAAGGTGCTTTTTCTCCTGGGAGTTCTCCCATTCCTGCAAGCGCTTGGCCATGTAATCCCTGTAAGCCTGAGAGTCAACGTCGGGACGCTGCTCTTCGGGCGCTTCCTTCAGTCGCGCGTAGGCAAGCTCGTTGACGGCGGCAACCCAGGACGAGAGAAGGTCACCGTGGCCCTTCCCAGCTCTTCGGGGCATGCGCACGGTCTTACGTCCGCCCGAAGTCTCCACGACCTTGACGAGGCTCGCCTGGTCACGAAGAGCACGGACTGGAGGAACCACAACGCGTTGCTCCTGAAGGCACGCCTTGACGCGCGCGTACGCTTCCAGCTTCGCGTCACCGCCGTCGCGAACCGTCCAAAGGTTGAGCTTGTAGTCGCGAAGGATTTCACGCAGGGCCTCCTGGTAAAACTGGTCGGCGTAGATGCCGCGAATGCCGTAGGGGGCTACCAGCTTGGCGAACTCTGCCACGACCTCACGGGGGCGCAAGGGAGAGCCCTTCACGGGGCGAAGCTCGTGCGTCAGAACGGTCTGGTAGTTCCGGCCGTCGTAAGCGACGATGGAGAGCGCCGAAGCGTCGGAGACGAAGCCGAAGTCTGCAGCGGCCACGAAGCGCCACGTCGGGTCAAACGGGAGCGGATAGGGGCCAGCGCCAACGATGAAGTCCTTCGGGTCAAAGAACTCGGACGAGCCGACCGTCTTCCGCTCGCAGTAGAACTCGCGGCGCGCATTGTCCTCGTCGCGCTCCATTTCGGCCGCGATGATTTCGGCGATGACCTCGTCATTCGGGCGCATGAGGTCCGTGGGGGCAACCATGGCAACGCACGCCGTGGGGTTCCCCCAGTTTTTCTCAAACATCTCGCCCATGAGCGTTTCCACGGGCCAAGGCGTGCTGATGAGCATCCCCTTTCCGAGCAAGCGCGGAACAAGGGCGCCGAACACCGCACGGTCGGTCACCGCGTAGGTCCCCTCGTCGCTGGCGGAGTAGAAGAACTCGGCCTCGTCCAGGAGGAAGCAGAGGATGGAGCGACCTCGGAGCGAGGAACCGCCGCGGCTTGCGGCGAAGGCTTCAATGACTGCCGTCCGGCCGTTAGGGCGCTTGACGAAGATGACATCCTTGTCTGCGGAAACGAAGTGCGGCTTGAGATGCGGGGAGTCCATCATCTCGGTCGCCATCCGGATGGAAAGGCGCGCCGTGGCCTTGTCCGGGGCGATGATGGCCGCAACGGGAACGTCTCCGGGACCGCAGCGGGATGCGTCGCCCAAGAGGGCGCAGTAGATGCAGTAGGCCGCGCAGAGGGTCGTCTTCCCGCTTCCTCGTCCTAGCGAGAGAACAACGAACTTCCGGGCGCGCTCGGGGATGACATCAATGTCCCCAAGCATCTTCCGGGCGTACTCGCGTTCCTCCCCTTCCAGGTCGCAAGGGTTCAGGTCCCCGAAGCCGATTTTGGCAACAACGGACTGGCCAACCGTGAGGTTGAGACCTAAACTCTTACGGCAGAACGTATGAAACGAAACGACGACCTTCGGCGCAGTCATTCAGATTCCTCCCCGAAGCCGGGCGAGGGCCCGAAGGTAGGGGTTCTCCTCCTCTTTGGGCTTATTGCCAAAGGCGGCAGCCGTGGCGCTGGCATCCTGAGTACGGGCAGCCGTGGCGGTCGGGGATGCTCCAAGACCGCGAGCGGCCTGGAGGAGCTTTTCCCCCTCCATCAGGTCCTTCCCGGTCGGACTGTAGTCGCTCTTGCCCTTGCCGCGGAAGGTTGCGTTGACCGAAGGGGCAGCCGCGTTGGCGCGCTGCGCAGCGCCCTCTGCGGGGCCCGTGGACGAGCCTTTGAGCGAGCCCATGAGGTCTGCAAGTTCCTGGTCAATCGTCTTCTTGCGGGCGGCCGGGGCGGCAGCGCGAGGCTGTGGCGCCTTGGCGGCTTTGGGGGTAGCGGCAACCGGTCCCTTCGGCGGAGCTTCGGGGGCATCGTCAAACCGTTCCGGAGGGGGAACATAGTTCGGGTCGGCCGCCTCAGCTGCAAGCTGATGCATCTCCGCGAGCGTGAAGGTCCCGGAGTCCGCCTTGTCCTTGTAGAGCTGAGCCGCCCGAACGCGCTTGTCGCGCTCCGGGTCATACATCGGCGCTGTATATCCCATCGTCATTTTGCTACCTCGGTCGGGTCAAAGAGGTCGGTACTGGTCAGGACGAGGCGAATGGCCTCTTCTTCGGGGATTGCGGTATCGGGGAGCGTCACGGAGATGGCGTCTTCGGCCCCATGGCAGCGGGCGCGGATTTCCACGGTCCCCTTGCCGGGCTTGTAGTCCACGAGTTCCACGGCCTCCACGCGCTTGAGGCACGTTCGGCAGCGGGGCATATTGACACCATCCTCCTGATGGCTCCCTTCGGGAAGGTAGAGCTTGTGCTTGAGGCTTTGGAAGAACTTGCGCTTTTTCAATGGTACACCACCTCTCCGCCGTTGCCCCCAAAGTCACAGAGCTGGGGGGACAGGTCCTCGTGCGCCATGGCGTGGTACCCGTGGGACGCCTCCGGGTCGCTCGGAAGCTCCAGCTTCACGACGTTGACAAGGGGAATCAGGCACTTCTTGCCGAAGTCCTTGGAGCCTCCGTTGATGACCTCCAGCTGGATGCATTGGGCGGAAGGGATGAGGGAAATGGAGAGGCCCATGGACTCGGTCACGGCCGAGAAGGCGCCGCCGGGGAGCGGGATGGTCTTGGAGAACGAGGCGGTCTTTACGGGAATCATTCGTCACCGGAGAGCAGGTAGGGGTTGAAGGAGCGGCCTTGCGAGCGCTTGGACGGGAGAGCGTGCTGGAAGCCAGCTTCTCCGCAGACGGTCAGGACAAGTTTACGGCCCAGTCCATGACCGCGAAGGTCACGAGGAACGTAAACATGAAAGAGGCGTCCCGCCGAGCCCGCGACCCAGCCCTGGACCACGCACGGGTCACTGCCGACGAGGACGTGGAAGAGCTTGGAGTCATAGAGCCGGCGAGCCGCCTTTGCGAGGGAGGGGCCGAGCCCCTTGTGGTTGACGCCCGCGTCTTTGACGACGGAGAGGGCCGAGCGAGTAAACGTGCTGATGAGGTAGGGAACGTGCTTGTCCTCAGCCGGGATGAGGCTGAGCCCTTGAAAGTCTGTCATTGTAGACCCCAGATAACGAAGATGACGTAAACGGTGACGTAGATGCCGAGCAGCCAGCCGAGGTCGGGGCCGTCTGGCGGATAGAAGGTTGCGGTCATTTCTTGTCCTCAAAGAAGGCGGACGTCATTGTGCTCTTGGAGCGTAGCTTGGCGGCGGTCTCCGCTTCCCGCGCACAAAGCTCCCAAGCTGACATGGAGTAGGTCCGGGCGTTGTTGGCGAACGACGCGCTCTTGACGAGGAAGTCCTGCTGACCGTCCTCCGAGCCAAGCTCCAGGAAGAAGCCGGCGAAGGCATGAAGGCGCGCCTCAGTCGCGACCATGATTCCTACGCCAGAGCTTACGTACCCATGAGCCTTGGTCAGCTCGGCCATGCGCTTGCGGCGAAACTGCTCCGCGCGTTTAAGGTGCACCCGTAAGCGAGCGTCCGTTTTGTCGGCCTGCTCCTTCGCCATGGCTCCCCGGGCCAGCATCGGATGCCTCCCAGACGCCGCCGTGTTTCCTGGCTCAAAGGGCCTCCCCTGCTTGGGCGAGGTTGCCAGTAGCTGCTCCGTCTGGTCCGCGTTCGCGGGAGTGATGGTTTTTGGCCTCCCAATCCGGGCAGAAAGCTTCCCGTTATGATTTTGTATCAAAGAGTCCATGCCTGAGAACCTAGTCTTTTCCAGCAAAACGAGTCAACTCTAGCTGCAAGGTACAGGGATACTTGACACGGTTTCGGGAGGCATGGCATAAGAACTTATGTGTCTCCCCGACGACCCGCCCCTAAGGCGGAGGCGGCGGGGTAGAGGAGCAGCTGAACGGTTGGGCACGTCGGGTAGCCAATAAGTTCTCAGATTGTAGATATAAGGAAAGCTCTGTCCTCGCCAGGATAGGGCTTTTTGCTTTACCAGGACCCCAAAGCTCCAACTGCCAGGAGCTGTTGGGGTTTTTGTTTAGGTAATGCTTTTTCATTTGGGGAAGTTTTGCCGCATATGGGTCCCTCCTTACGACGACAACTGCCCTCAAGGGGGGATACGGCCATGCAAGAAGCATGCCATCCTAAAGACTGAAGGACGGCCATGCAAGAAGCATGCCATCCTAAAGACTGAAGGAACGCACCAGGTTGAGACCCCCCCCCCTGGTATAGCTGGAAAGGGGAAGCGGCTCTAGTGACGGCGGGATATGTTGGAGGGGCGAGCACCTTCCCTCCTAGGAATGGCACCTACCCAAAGCGACGTCTCGCAAGCATCCTCGCTAGACCTCCCAAGCGACACCAGGAAGCCACAAAGCAGAAAACCCCTCTACCGCTAGGGTAGAAGGGCCAAAGGCTGTAGGAAGCGATTCTAGGTAGGGACGCCAGTTGCCTCTGCCACAATATCCCACCAAACCTGCGAGCCGTTGTAGAGGTCCCGGCCTTCGTCTAGAACTCTGACGTACGCGGCGCAAGCCTCTGCCCTAAGCTCGCGTTGCAGCGAGGTCCCCCCTCGCTTGTGAGCCTTGCACTTCGCGTCAAGCTTGCGGAAAGCTGCGATTCTGTCAGCAAGCTTCGCGCCTAGCTCTTTCATGGTCGGACTCATTGGCTCACCTCCCCCGTCGTATTAATGACCGTTTCGGCGCCCACTAGGCGCGTAGCGCGCTCCGCTAGCTTCGCGGCGCACCGAATAGCAGCGGACCGGGAAGCGAGCCCTAAGCGCGCTTGGAGGAGCTGCAATGCCTTGTCCGTTTCGGCGTCTAGCGTGATGGAGATTTTCGGAATCATCGCGCAGCCTCCTCTAGCGTCGCTCGCGTCATGGATTCCGCGGAAACCTGCCGTTCGCCCTCGCCGCCACACGAGCGGCACGGCTTACCCTTTACCTTGCCAGTGCCACTACATGCCGCGCACCGAAGCGACGTAGACAGTACCAGGGACGCGTGAGGGTCATTCGGACGCATAAGAAGCCATGTACACAGACTAAGGGCGTTTAGTGCACTGAAGGAAAGGTGAGAGCCCGCCTCGCCGGGGGCAATTACGGTGTAGATAATCTCTGCGTTTTTCACTTGTCGCCCCGCTTGCTCTTTGCGTCTTTAATGTAAGCCTGTGTAGGATAGTCAAACCCTTCCGCCGTCACCCATTCGTCACAATCGGCAAGGATTGCGGCAATCGCGAGGGTATCCGAGGAGCCATAGCGGCTAGTTCGTCCCGCAGCGCGGTACCAGGCACGCGCCGCGGTAAGCGCCGCCACGTTGGCGTCTAGGTAGCTGGCGAGGTCAAGCGTACCAGCTAGCGAGGCGTCCCGAATCTGGCGAAGGTGGCCCAGAAAGATACCGTAGGCCGCTACGTCTACGGGGCAACTGGCCCCCAGGCACGATGCCGGGCGATAGCAACGGAATCGGCGCTCCTCTGCTACCAGCATCGCGGCCTCAATCCCGACGATTCCAAGCCCTTCGTCACGTAGGCGCCTGAATGCGCTCCGGATGACATGATTCCGCGTCGGTCGCTTGGGTGCGCTCACAGTGCACCTCGCGCCGCTTCGCGAGCCGCAAGCTCACAGCCAACCGACGCCGCCAAGGCATCGTAGCGGGCCACGCGGGGGAAACGCTGGCGAAGCGCAGCCAATTCGTAGTGGGCGGCTTTGCGGTCGTCGCCAAGCGCGGAAAAGATGGAGGCCATGATAAGGGCAGAAGATGCGGTCATGTTGGTTTTCATTGTGTTTCTAGCTCCGTTGTTGTTGCGGTATGGATAGAGTAGTATCAGTTACCGTTTGCCGTCAAGATTCTTTGGTAGCCGTGCTTTTTTAGGAGGCACCTTTCCTCGTCGCTCACAAGCGCTTCGTCGCACGCGGCGCACAGCGCCTTCCCCCCCCCTTTGTCTTTCCCGCATTCGTAGCAGTAGGCGCTATCGTGTACCTCTCCCCACGTATCCGCAAAGCTTTCCCCGCATTCGTCGCAGTGGAACGTGATGGCGCCATCCTCGTGCTCAAAGACAGGGTGACGCTCTTCAGCGTGCTTATGCGTGTCGCATTGGCAACACAGAACGTGGCCGGGGTAGCTGTAACCTTTGATTCTCATAGCTTTACCCTTCGCTTGACGATGCGGTATTCGCCGCCTTCGTTGACGCGGTACGCGCGCAAGTCGTCACGAAGCTCACGTCGCCCTGGTGCCGTCTGTGGTGCCGCTGTGAGGTCCTCCCACCCATGGGAATACCTACCCTGTAGTACATATAGGTAATCGTACTTTTTAACCTTCATGGTTCAGTCCTCCGTCACGACGGCATCGCCGATCGCGGTTGCGAGCGCTTCGCTTTGCGCCTTGGTCATCACGGCGACGACGACGAAGCCGGCCACGACGGAGGGCGAAAGCCCTGCGTACTGAAGGCGCGCAACCAGGCGGACGGTTTCGCGGTGAGTGCTCATTTTGATTCGCGTCGTCATGCCTAACCTACTGCTAGCGCCGTGCAAGCTCCCTGCCGGCTCCCTACCTGGTGAGGGATTCATGCGCATAGCCAAGTGATTCCGACGAGTTAAGCTGTCTCCGATGTCCGCTCGGAAACAGGTAGGGTATGACCTCCGTGTCATGGCGTCCAAACGGCAACCGTCGCAAGTGTGCGATGTTGCTAGCATTGGGCGCCTTTTCACGTTTTGCGTACCACGTAAAACTTTGCGTACCCTCGCCGGCTACCTCCTTAGTGCATGCAAGCGCGCGCACGTAGCAAGCTGCGTGCCAAGCCTTGGGACCGACGCCAAAAACGAGGTCTTCCCCGGCGAGTTCGGCCCGAGCTGGGAAACCCTCCCGTAACGAGACCCTTTTTTGGGACACCCTTTCGGCCTGGTGCCGAATCCTCAGCCCTCGGAGCAGCCCGCTTCGGGGGTTTCTGCATGGGCAAGTTTGCCTCGCGGAAGCTAGGTTCCGGCAAACAGAAAGGCCCACCTCGGTGAGAGGCGGGCCCGTCGTATGGTGGAAAAGTCTAAGTATTAACGAGGTCTGCGTCACTGGAAAACGCAAACACAGGAACGACCACTTCAGGGGGCCCGCTCCCGGTCACCCACGTGCCATTTGGCTGGCGGACAACTGGAAGTCCCCGAACTTGAGACCGCTCATCGCTTCGTCGCCTTTCTCTTCCGTCGCCATCTTTGTACCGTCTCCTCCGCAACCTCCAAACAGCCTGCGATGACCTTCGCCGACTTGCCAGCGGCTTCCGGTCCGAAGGACAGCGCTCGCATCTTCTTGTAGTGCTCTGCGTGGGAAGGAGAAGGTGTCGCCAGAGCAGCGACCGCCCTCTCTCGTAGTGCCGCGACGCTCACGCTAGCCCGCCTGCTTCGGCTTCTTGCCGGCTGCTACTGCGTCCCGAATGATGGCCCTGAACTCGTCGTAGATGCCCCCAGAGCGGTCCAAATAGTTGAAGAGCGAGGAACGGTCCACGCCGCATTGCTCTGCGGCATCGGCCATGGTGACGCCCTTGCGGATGAGCGCAGCAATCTTCCGGGCGAGGGGAAGGGATGCCTTGACGGGCTGCCCGGGGCCGTCGGCCATCAGTTGTCGCTCCCGTTGTTGATGCTTGCGACAGCCTCCTCCAGGAGACGGGCGTACTTGGCCTGGAGTTCCATGAGGACGCCGCTGACTTCGGCGCGGATATCGTCCGCCCCCTCCTGCCCGGCATCCGTGAGTTTGTGCGCGAGGGATTCTGGCGCACCGAGGCAGGAAAGCGCCGCATCAACTGCGCCCCGGTCGCGCGTGAGCTTGTTGCTGATGAAACCGATGACCTGGTTCGCGCGCTCAGCCTGGCGAGCGTAGTTCACCAGCGACTCCTCGTTGGTCAGGTCCAGGACCATCGTGAAGTCCCCGAGCGCAAGAAGCTCGCGGAGAGCAATCTCCATGGTTGCCTGAGCGGTCTCCTTGTAGAGGGACTTCAGGCCATCTTTCACGTGCTTCGGGAAGTTGTTGTCGCTGCTCATTTTCTTTTGGTCCAAATCCAGCGTCCGCTGGCGTTAGAGTAAACCTTGTCGCCGACGTAGACCGGCAACCCTCGCTCCTTCACCCCGCCAAGAATCTCGTTGGCCTTCTTCGCGGCGGCTTGAGCAAGTACCACATCGGTCGCGTAAGAGTCTTGCGCAAGGTCCAGGAGTCGTTTTTCGTCCCCCTCGCGGGCGATTCTCTGGAAGTAGCCGTCCACCGTCGGACACGAGAGGAGCGCCGGGCAGTACGCTTCGCAGCAATGCGGGCCGGGGATAGGCTTGGAGCGGCGGGAAAGGCCATCCAGGGCGCTCCGAATGCGCCCCTTGTGGGTCACGTAGTCCTCAGCCGTGAACTCGCTGGCAACCGTCTTGCTGTCGCTCAGGTAGACCACGCTCGTGAAGATGCGGCCTGGAGGCCCAAGCTCGCCGGCAGCCTCAAAGAACGTAGCGGCGAGGGTGTAGACCTGCTCCCAGGCCGTCTTCCCCATGCCCGTCTTCCAGTCCAGGATGAGGAGGTCTCCGTCCCGCTCTCCGAGGACGTCAATCGTCCCAAAGATGAAACCCTCCATCTTTGGGTAGTCGCGCGCCGTCATGAGGACTTCGGGCCCCCACGTCTTGCCGTGGACCGGGTCCCAGCCGACAGTTACTTCTGGCCGGAGCTTCCAGCCTTCCGCGCGAAGCTGCTCTACCTCGCGCTTGCCGCACTGGTAAAGCTGCTCCTCTTCCTGGGCCGACTCTTCGGGCGTCTCACGAGCGGGGCCACACGGGAGTCCCAGCATGTAGCGTTCAATGCGCTCGTGAACACGGTTGCCCTTCTCGGCCGCTTCGCCGGTCGTTTGCCGCATCTTCGGAAGATGCTCCCATGCCTGGCATGCCAGGACGAGGTTCGTTTTGCTTGCTGTGAACATGATGCTCCAAAGAAAAGCCCCCATTGCTGGGGGCGGCCCGTCACTTTGCGAGATGTTCCCGCACGTACGCGGGGGTTACCGAGCCATCTTCCAGGCCGCGGCGGATGTTGTCCAGGACAGCCACAGAGCGGGCGCCCTTTCGGAAGGGAATGCTGGCGGACCAATGGAGGAACCCATCGTCCACGCCGCTCCCCACGAGCCGGTCAAAGTCCTCGCCGGGTTCCGCGAGGTGAATCTCCCAGGTTCCGTGGTTCAAAACGGGATGTCCTCGTCGGGAACTTCGTAGCTCTCGGTCGGGTCCGGAGCCTTGCGCTGCGGGGCTGTGGCACGGCGCTTCGCGGGGCTGTTGGGACTGCCGCCGCTCGGACGGGCATCGGAGACGAAGACGTCGCGGGAGATGCGGGGAGCGCCGGTCGCTTTGTCCGTGTAGATGCGAACCGACAAGAGCCCGTCCACCTCGCCGAACCAGTTGTCCGCGTTCGGCATCGGCGTGTCGCCGTAGCAGCGAAGGTTGTAATAGGTGTTGACGTAGAACTTGCCGTTCTTCTCGCGAATCTTCACACCAGCCGCACGAGCCTCTTCCAGCTCCTTGCCGATGATGGAGTCCGATTCCGCGAAGGAGGCGACCCAGCCGGCCGTGCCGGACTTGGCGACGTGTTCCTTCGGGTCGTTCAGGTAGCCTTTGAGTGTAACTTTTGCCATGTTCTTTATCCTGCGTTGAAACTTGCGAGAATGATTCCGTGCGCTTGGTATGGGAGCGCTGTCCCGAGCTTCGTAACACGAAGCGTCTCCGGCTTTGCGGGCCACGAGCAATAGTGTCCCTCGTCCCCGGGACAGGGGTGCATCCGTATGGCATCGGAGGTGCTGGCAGCGGCGCAGACGAACGAGTCGTATTCGTCGTAGTCAGCCTCGTCCGTCCGCTCCACCTTGTAGATTCCGAAGACCATCACTGCGCCTTAAACAGCGCTACCGCGCCGTCGTAGAGCCGCTGCCAGTCTGGAGACGCGACTCGCGTCGGGTCCTTCGCCACGGTCTTGACGAGGCCCTTGAGTTCGTCGCGGTCGCTCGGCGCTTCCTGGCCGGCCGCACAAGCTGCCAAGAGAACCAGACCTCGCGCGATACCAGCTGCAGCTTCCGGAGAGGGCTGAGCGGGCTTAGCGGCAGCTGCGGGAGCGGCTGACCGGCGAGCTTCTCCAGCACGAGCCGCTGCATTGCCATCGTCGTCTTCGTCAGCCACGACTCCGCAAATCGCAGACAGGCCGTAACGACGGGCGTAGGTGATGGCGGAGCCGATTTTCTGGGGGTCATACGGGTCCTTGAGGCCGATGCGGAAGTTGTCGGAAAGAATCTCCCCACCTTCGTGGATGAGAGACGTCGTGACTTCCACGAAGCCGTTACCGCCCTCCACGGTCACGAGGCCGTTGCGCTGGATGATGGCGATACCGTTGGAGTTGTAGGCTTCCTTGCAGGCGGCGAAGACGGAGCCAAGGTCGGCGTACGCCTTCTTGAAGTGCGGGTTCTCCGCATCTTTGAGCGCAACCTTCGTGGCCTTCTGCGCAGCGACGAGAGCGGTAGCGAACTCTTTGGAGATGAAGCTCATTTGGATACCTCGTCGTCGCGACCATCGTCGTCGCCGTTGTAAAGGTTGATGGTTGCCGTGAAGGACTTGCTGCGCAAGACCATTCGCCGCCCGCCGCGGATGTACAAGCTGTAAAGAACGGCGGCCGCAATGCCGGCGAAGACGCGCATGACGAGGGTGAAGGTCTTGGTGAGCGGGACTTCCGAGATGCGGAGTACCGGTGGAAGCAGGCTGATCATTTCAGTCTCCCGATGGCTTGTTGAATGGTTGCCCCGGTTCCCCGGAGCTTGTCGCCGTTGTGCTTGGTAATGGTTACCGTAACCTTACTAACGGATTCGTCGGCGTCAACGTCAATACTGAGCGCGACGCCTGCAAAAGAGCGAATGAGGTGACCGAGGGCTTCGGAGTCCTCGCGTGTCATGCGCACTCCTTGGGGTTGTACCAACAGATATCTCGCGGAATCTGGCGCCGGAGGCGGTACGGGTGAGCTTCACAGGTTCCAAGAAGAAAACGGCCGAGACGAAGCGCTTCGGCGAACCAGCAGCGGTACGGATTGTTCACAACGTAGTGTGCGCACTCCGGATGCGCAGCCCACTCTTCACGCCAGCCACGCCCCCGCCTCGGCCCCCAGACGCTTCTGGCGCGCTTGCCGTAGAGGTTGCGCTCCATCAGTTGGTCTCCGGTGGATGGTTGCCGTTGTAGAACTCGGCGGCGGTGAGTGCTGCGTCCACAAAGTCCCCATCGCCGGGGAAGATTTCCCCATCGGCAAAGTCCTTGAACTCCAGCTCTTTCAGGAGCTTGATGCCTTCTTCGCGCGTCGCGTAGTAGGTGCAGCCACCTCCGTCTTCGGCGGAGTCGTCGCGAATCCAGTCGGTGATGGCGACGTCCGTTTCTTCCGGACCGAGGACGTGGTAGACGAGGTGGCCCGTGCCTGTTTGGCGGTTGTAGGAGAAGCCTCGGAGGACGCGCGAGCCGTCTTCTTCTTTGCGGCACCGCGAGACGATGCGGCACTGGACGCGGCCGTTGACTCGTTCTTGAGTGCCTGCGTCATAAGACGCACGGAGATACTCTTCCAGAAGTGCAGAGCTGAGCGCGTCAGGTCCGCTTGCTGCTGGTTTCCCAGCGTGGTTGAATCGTCCTTGTTCCATTTGTGCTCCGGGTGACATTCTTGTAGCTCTCGGATGATGAGTTCAGCGACCTGCTGCTTGTCCCATGCGATGCAGTACTTGGCAAGGGTTTTCTTGGACCACTTGAGTTGCATTTCCGCTTGAGTTGGGCGGACCTTTCCGCCGGGGGCTTTTAGCTCCAGGCCGAAGAGGAGGCCGTCCGGGCGGAGAATCATGACGTCTGGCATTCCGGGCGGTCCGGAGCCAATCTTTCGCCCCGCGATGAACGCGGAGCCGGAGTTCATGCGCCAGAAAAGGAGGCCGGACTCCTCAAGGGAGTCCAGCACCCAGGTCTGGAGTTGGGCCTCAGGCCCCTTCTTGCGGGTCAACCGCCTTCTCCGTGTCGGGAAGGGGAATCTGCTGGCAGACGAAGAGCTTGCACCCGTCCTCTGCGCGGATGGCACCGAGCATTTTCAGCTCGTTGTAGACTGAGTCGGCGTGGTTCGTAGCTTCGGGGAAGGTGCTGAAAAGCGATTCGTGACGGATGCGCTGGACGCGCGGGGGAGCACTTCCGCCGGAATCGTACTGCGTGGTTTCAATGACCACGAAGTAGGATTTCTCGGACACGGCTTCCAGGGGCTCAGGGGTCGGTTCAGTTGCCAATTGGGCCTCGGTCGGGACGGGGTTTCGTTTCGCTGCCATGTTTGTTGAGTCTCACGTACTTCGCCGCAAGGCGGTTGTTGGTCTCTTGGTCAGTTTCCAGTTTGAAGATGAATCTCTCACTGGCAAGGGAGCTGATGCAAAAAACTTCAAAGACCTGGGTGCCCTTCACAATGATTCCGAAGGGCGACCATCCCATGAACTTCCGGATGGTCTCGCTCACAAGGAGCGTTTTCACGCGCCCCGGAAGATTGTCCATGCCGTCCATGAAGTCAAGGAACGGCTGCACTTTTTTCGGGGGCTTTTTGTCGTCGGTCATCGCCGCACCGTTACCTTTACGATTTTGAAGTCTGCAAGCTGGGGGCGCTCCCCACACGGGAACTTGTCCTTCCACCGGTCAAGGTACATCGCAATGGCGTTCGCCGCGCCGGTGCGGGAGATGTACCGCTCGCCAATGACGCGCGACGCACTGAAGATCCCGGACGACGTCTCCATGATGTATTGCCCCCACCTGTTGCGAGCCATGTAGTAGGTATCAATGTGTTTTTTGTCGGGTTCCGGGCTCATAGAATGTGGTCGTCTTTCCTTCGTACTTGAGCGGCACGATACCAAGCGGGCCGTTGCGCTGCTTGGCGATGATGAGTTCGGCGTCCTCGGAGTCTTCCTCGCGATGGATGAAGATGATGACGTTGGCGTCCTGCTCAATGAAGCCGCCCCCGTCCTCGCCGCGGATGTCCGTGATTTTGGGCCGAGAGTTCTCGCGTTTGGCGCACTCCCGGTTCAACTGCGTAAGACCCACGACTGCGCAGCCAAGCTCCTTGGAGAGTTTTTTCAGCTCTCGGGAGACCTTGCGCATGCCGCCTTCCTTCTCGCCAGATTCCACGAGCTGGAGGTAGTCCACGACGATGATGCGGAGCTTCACGCCGTTGCGCCGCATCCGGAGCGCATGCGCTCGCGCGCTGCTCAGGATTTGCTGGAGGGAGTACTTGCTGTCCTCCACGACGTAGCGGCCTTCCGGAATCTGGTCCGGAACCGCGACGATGCGCGTCATGGCGGCGTGGCTGAGCGGAACGCCTTCGGTACCATTCTTGATACTTCCGACGCCCGTCTCAAGGGAGCGCGCGGAGACGTCCGCAAGCTTCGCGATGAGCCGTTGAGCGGCTTCCTCGCGCGTCATTTCCAGGTGGTAGACGACGCCCCCGGCCTTCGGGTCGGAGAGCACGATATGGTCTAGGAGGCCCACGCAGAGCGCAGTCTTGCCGACGCCCGGCCGAGCGCCCACGACGTAGAAGCGGGCCCCGAGGCCAGCGATTTTCCGGTCTAGGCTGGCAATGCCCGTGGACGCAAGGTTCGGCCGCGTCTTGCCGGACACGAGGTCCATCGTGGAGGTCACCGCATCACGGACTCCTGAGAGCATATCCGTGTCGGTCTGGTCTTCGCCTTGGTAGGCGTCCTGGAGGGCTCTGCCGGCCTCCTCCAGCGCTTCGCTCAGGCTCATGCCCTTGCGTACCTTGCCGGCCACAAGCTCCATCCTGGAGGCAAGCAGGCGGCCTCGCGAGGCGCCCGCCACAGCGTGAGCCATGGCCTCCACCTCGGACGGTTCATGGCCCTCTCCGGCGCGCACAATCTCCAGGAGGTCTTCCGTCGGGAGCTTGGTCGTGTCGGAGACGGTGGCGCGATTGACGGGGAGTCCTGCCTTCTGGACAGCGACGAGCCCCGCAAACAGCCGAGAGGTATCGGCCGCAACGAAGTCGTCTTGCTTGCAGATAGACAGAACAAGCTCAAGAGACTCGGGACTGCGCAGTGCAGCCCCGAGAATGGCCCGCTCGGACTGGGTTGCGCTCAACGCGGGCGACCCATGAGCGGAGCGTTCAGGATGGCGCTGGCGCGGAGCTGATTCAACTCGTTACGTAGGCGGTCCTTTTCCTTCACCGCATCCGCAAGTGCTTCTTGGAAACACTGGGCGCTGTCTTTGTAACAATTGCGGTCCAGCGTAACTTCTTTCAAAATCCGACCCCGCTCATCGCTTTCGGCGAAGTACCGGTCCGCGTCCTCCTTCCAGCGGGCCGCGGCCGCTTCCAGTGCCGAGCAACGGAGAAGGGCTGCCGAAAGCTCCACGCGGAGAGCTTCCGCTTCGTCGCCCGCCTTCTGAGCGCGGCGTAGCTCCGCGGCGCCAGACTTGCGGGCTTCCCAGCACTCCGCCTTCAGCGCGGCGTTATCATTCGCCAGCCGCGAGACTTTCTCGTCCGCATTCCGCACGGCGATGCGCTTCGCCTCGCGCTCGTCCTCCAGAGCCTTGCGAAGTTGGGTGACCTCGGCGCGCAAGGCTGGTACCACCGTTTTATCAAGGTGCTTAAACATGCCGTTTGCCTGCGCAAAATCCTTCTCCGTCGCGCTCAGGTTTTCGGTCGCCTGCTTCAGGAGGTAGGCCGCCTGCTTCAGTGGGTCCGGGCTGCACGCATCCATGCTGAGGTCGTCGTCGCTGGCCTCTTCCAGGGCCTGGATGAACGCGCCGTACTTCTCCACGGTCTTGGCGGCCATGAGCGCGTAGAAGAGCCCATCCAGCGCTTCCTCCTTCATCTCCTTGCCCCAGTTGCGCTTCGCAAGGTAGACGGGGCCGTACTGCTTGAAGCCCATTTCGCAGCGGGCCTTGAACTCGGCAATGAGGGATTGTTCCATCTCGGGCAGCTTCATATTTTCGTGCTCTTTCTCGTGGCTGGTGAAGTCGGCGGGGCGATTGTGGGCGACGGCACACGGCTTGCGTGCAGCCGCGAGAGCCTGTGGCGTCGGGCAGCTCGCGCCATCAGGAAGCGCCCGGAACTTGTTGACGTGGCAAACGGTGCTCTCGCCCTTGCGCACGGTGACTGCGGAGAACGGCCCTTTCAGGCCACCCGAGTCCTTTACGAGATGAAGACACGCCTCCTTTGCGTTCTCATCGGAAGCAAAGTACTGGAAGTCCTGACGGCGCGGCGTGAGATAGTACCCAGCCTTGCTGTAGGCCAAGTAACAGATTCCGGGCGTGGTCCCTCGTCCGTAGTTTGCAGGCGTCTCGTCAGCAAACTCCACGTAATACTCATCCTTTTCCATTTGCCTTGTTCTCCGCTGCTTGCTTGCGCTCTTCGCGAACGCACTGGATGAACTGGTGATACTGTCGCCCCGTCAGGAGCAGGTCGCTCATGGAGAGGACCTTGCCGCCTACCTTTACTAGACGACGTATCAGGTAACCGCCCGGCTTGATGAGCGCAAGCTTGATTTCGTCCTCGCCGGCGATTCCCATATTACGGAACCACGTCACGTCTACGTGGTCCGGGTCCATGGCCTGCTTCTCGCCCGTGGGAGCTGCGAGAGCAATGACCTCTGCGGCCTCTTCTTCGGCCTCCTGGAGCGCCGTCTTGCCCGTGAAGAGCCCGACGGTGCGGGAGGCCGGGTCAGCCTTCTTTGCTGCCATCGGGCGCTTCCAGGGCGAAGCTACGTAGGATGGTGGCGATATGGGCCGCTGCGCTATCGCTGGCGTGAAGCGGCACAATGCATGCCATGAACCGGTCATAGGCCGCAGCCTTCTGCTTCTCGTTCGGCTCTCGGGGCTGAATCTCGGTATCCATTACATTCCTTTCAGGTGAGCCACGAAGTCTGCGAAGGTCCGCAGCGCTCCAGGCATATGCGTCATAACCTTGTAAGTCTCGCCTCGCAAGGTGTCTGTGTGCTCTTTCCGCTCAACCTCAGAGTCCTTTGGGAGCCAGAGCAGGCAAGCGGTTGGCTTGGAGAGGAAGATGTAGTGCGCGTCACACTTGAAGCTCCCCGCGGAGCAGACAAGCCTAGAGCGGCGGGAGGAAGGGTCGTCCGTGAAGCGTTCGGACTGAGACTTCACTTCCACGAAAACGCTGTCGCCCATGGGTCCGTCGCCAATGGCCACCACGAGGTCCACCGTGTTCTTCCACTTCGGGTCCAGCGCTTCGGCCTCCGTCTGTGCGACGTGGAGGCCGGGAAGTAGGACGTCAAAGCCTTCCGCGCTGATGCGTCCCGCGACGTACGCCTCGCCGTAGTGAGCCAGGGCGAGGCGGTCTTGGAAGTCACGCAGGTTCATCTGTGCCCTTGTCCATGAAGTCTGCCGCAGACGGGCGACGCGTGCGCGCGACACGATGCGGCGACGTACCTTGCGGATCGTCGCGGCGCCTTGCACAGACCCACGGCGCCGCGATGGCAGGTGTTGCAGGGGCAATGCGGATCCCCGCACGGCCGGCCCCACATATCCGTCGGGAGTACCGATGCGTTTCGGCACTGCATCACGGCACCTCGTCGGGGATGCGGCCGCCCATGCTCGTGTGCAGGATGCGGCAGAAGGTGTGGATACCCGTGGTGCTAGCGCGACGGAAAACCCTGTCGTCAATCGCGGGAGAGTCGTAGCGGCGGCTCATTTCGCACCGCCTTCCGGAAGCGCGGGGATGGGCAGCCAGCGCCAATAGGTGGAGCGTCCCAGCATGGGGGGTGCGAGATACCGCCGCGTCCCGAATTGCGGGGCGCCGTTCCTGAACCCCATGAACACAACCACGTGGGTACCGTCCGTCGGCACCGTGTCCATCGGCCGCCATTGAGTCGCGGCCTCAAGCTCCGCGATGCGGGCGTTTAAGAGGCGAATCTCAACGCACTGGTCACACGCCTCGTCATCGGTTCCGCCGTTTGAATTGTGCTTCCGCTCGCCACACTCTTCGCAGACATAGAACTGCGCCTCATGACGCTTCTCTTCAACGGTGCGCTGCTCTTCGGCGTCCTCAAGCTCCGCGATGCGGCTCTTTTGGACGTCAATCGTGTGCTCTAGCCCCATACGAAGCGAGCATGCGTCGCAGTAGACGCCGGGGTCTCCGCCGTTTGACTTGTGCTTTCGCTCGCCGCAACGGGCGCAGGTATAGAAGCCGTCGCCCTCCTCCGCGATGCGCGCCTCCAGGCTCGCGATGCGCTCGTCCGCCGCGTCTAGGGCGTCAAGGAGGACGGGCATCGCATTGACGGCGGCAATGACAAGCGCCGTGTCTTCCTGGCGCTCCGTTGACCCCACCCAGTTGGTCACATCGTTCGCGAACACGAGTTCGCCGGGCGCCAAGACGCGCCACTCGCCGTTTGCCGCACCCACGAGTTCCCGCAGTTCCGCGCGCTCTTCTTTGCTGATCATCGCTCACCCCCTTCCGGAAGCGCAGGGGCATCGGGCAGCTCGCAGAAATGCGTGGGCGTGAAGTGAAGCTCTGCGTTGTTGCCCTGGCACCAGTGCCCGTGGAACCAGTACGCGGGCCCACGGAAGGGAGTCCCAGCGCGGGCGACGATGAACCAGTCTTTGCCGTCCTTCGGCGCCTCCTCAATCGGCCGCCACTCTTCGTATTCGTCCTCCGCCACCGTCAGGTCTGCAATGCGCTCGTCCGCCGCGTCTAGGGCGTCAAGGAGTGCAATCACGTGGTCAGGAAGGTCTGGCCAGAGTTTGTCAGGCACTTCGTCACTGAGTTGTTCACGCAGTTCCGCACGCTCTTCTTTGCTGATGGTCATTTGCCACTCCGTTCGTTTTCAAGCTGCACGATACGGGCCCTGCAACTGGTAAGCTCCGTCAGAAGGCGCTCACTGTGCGCCAGGAACTCCTTGCGCCACCGCTTCCCGGCCTCAAAGTCTTGCTCACGGGCGCGGTGAAGGTTGCGGATTTCATGCTTAAGGGCGCGGTTTTTGCGACTGAGCGTGATGTGTTCTTGTGCGCTCCTGAAGTTCGCAGTTTGGACCGCCTCAAACCGCTTGTCGGCGTCGTTGAGTTCGCGCAGTGCCGCAAGCATCCGGTCATCGCCGGGCGCTCGGTAGGTGAGGCGTTCAAGCGCGGCAATCACCACTTCCCGCTCTTCTTTGCTGATGGTCATTTCAGGTGCCCCTCTGCAAAGCCGACAAGTTCCGTCGGGCGAAGCTCCATGACTTCGGCGGAGAGCGCGTTGTGCCTCTCGCAAAAGGCTGCGCACTTCTTCGCGTCGCTCAGGCGATTGTAGATTTTGCCGTGGAAGGAGCGAAGCTCCGGACGAAGGACTGGGCAGACGCGAACAACAAACTGGCGGACCGGCTCAAGGGAGAGTCGGTCATCCGTCCCCTTCTTCCGGGACTTCTTGGGAGGCTGCGACGTGGGGGCGAGTTCTACGGAGGTTTTCATGCGTCTTCTCTTTCTGGTTGAGTTCTTCGTACTCGTAAAAACGGTCCCAGGCATCGGCCGGGTCTTCACAGTAGTACATAGTTACGTCTGCTTACTTAGCAAGGTGTAAACGTAGATGACGGAAGGAAAGATGGGTTCGTTCGCTTCGTCATCCCACCGGATTCGGAACTCGCTGAGCCCCAACTCCGACAAGAACTTTACAGTCTCCCATTCACCTTTGCAACCCCTTTTCGTAAGAATCGGCCTAAAAAAAGAGACCAGTGCAAAATGCTCACTGGTCCCCTGAGCAAAGACGGCGATAGAACGGTCGCCGTCGGAAATCACTGGAGGAAGTCCTCCAGCTTGTGGAGGAGGCGTTCCGTCACGTCTTGGACGTCGCCGCCAGATTCATCCGCAATGGTGCTGGTGTACTCCGTTCGGAACTCCTCCAGCGTCGTCTTGAGCCACTTCAGCTTGGCCGTGGCCTGATGCGCTTCCTCGCGGAAGTCGGGCTTGGCTTCGCGCTTTGCGTCGCGGTGGAAGGCGACCGCGCTCCAGCTCGCGCTCATGCCGAAGATGCCCGAGATGAACGTGAAGCTGCAGCCGCGGTCTCGGAGGGCGCGAATGGCTTGAAGGTGGCCGGTCGTGGTCAGGGCGTCGTAGAGCGGGCGGGCGCGCAGGGAAGCGATATGCCCCCCGCATCCGGTACCACTGAGAACTTCGGTGATTTGTTCGTTGGTGAGGTTGGTTTTCATGACAAGACCCTTTTAGTCACTGACCGAGGTTCGTCAAGCACAAAAAACGAAAACCCCCTTTCGGGGGCTTACGGACCAGCTTCACGCACCCAAGGTACGCCCAGTGCTGTATCATTCTTCTGGTACCAGGCCATCTCGGAGACCTGTGGGCCGTGGTGAGGGAAGTCTGGCCTGTTTCCAGGCTATGACGAGGCCCGCAACATTAGTGACAGAAACGGTGGGACTTGAACCCGACTCGCTGCCAGGGTTTACCTCTTGGGTTTTCCCGGTGTTCTCCCAGTTGAACTACGTTTCTGTCGGAAGCAGTGCCAGGAATTGCACCTGGAACTCCTGGCTTATGAGGCCGGTATGATACTTTTTTACCACACTGCTATAAAAACGTGACAGAAGGGTTGGCAGGATTTGAACCTGCATCTTCTTCGCGGGACGGGCTTACCAGTTGCCCCACAACCCAACTGTCACGCACCTGTGTTTTGCTTAACCTGGCCTTCGGACGGTGGGTCACCTACCACCTAGCGCACCCCCTCGGTAACGCTCCGAGTCAGCTCATATGAGCAACCAGTTTTGGAGGCTGGCCGGCGTCTTTAGCCGTTTAGAGGTACGTGCTGCGGCGCGGTTTCCCGCTGACCGCTGCATTCCGCCATCCTAGCAACGCTTATCGGCGCGTCAAGGGCTTGCGCGTCAGGTCCAGGACGAAACACTTCCAGAGCTTCGTGTGCCCCTCCGAGCGCCAGTACCGCGAAGCCAGGAAGCGCCTCGTGAGCCGCTTGCGCCAGTCGTTCCGATGCTGCCGAGCGAACGGGAGAGGTCGCCCCGTCCACTGGTAGGCCACGTGCTCCTGGATGGTTGCCGCGAGTTCCTGGGAAGGGTGAACCCAGAGCCATTCTTCGGCTTCGGATTCCTCCTCCGTGCAAAACTGCCAAGGCTCACTGCGCAAGTACGCGTAGAAGTTCGGATTCTCAATCTCATCCTGAAGACCCTCAAGCTCGTAAGGGTCAGGCATCGGAGGGTTGTTCTTGTGCTCGTAGGCTTTGCTGCCGATGCAATACCAGCACCGGCAACCAACCCCTTGCCGCAGTTGGGCCGCACGAAGGATGCGCCCGAGTACGCGTCCGTTTGCTTTTTTCGTACGAAGTTTGCGCGCGTGGAACGTTCGGCTCATGGGATCCTTTTAGGTTCGTTACGTGTTCACGTCAAGGCTCTTTCAGGAGCTTGCCCACAAAATCCAGGCAGCCCATTTCCTCGCATTCGGCGCTGTAGAGGCTCCAGGACGGCGCGTGCTGGTACCGTCGCACGAAGGTCTCCAAATCGCTCAGAGACAGGCTTCCCGGCGGTTTCTGGGCCACTCCGGCGAGCATCGGACAGTCCTTGCCGTAGGTCACGCCGATGGGGCAGTAGGTCACCGAGCCGGGGAGGTACTTCGCGAACTCGCCGGTTCGGAAGTTGCTGGCCTCGTCCCACTTGTCCAGTTGGCCGACGAATCCCTTGTCATACTTCCCGTAGCGAAGCTCGGTCCAGTACATTTGCGGGTGAACTTCGTCGCAGAAGGCTGCGAATTCCTTGTACGGCCAGCCGCCGTGGAAGCTGGCCCAGCCGAGCGGAGCGTGGGCGATGAAGGCGGTCGGGAGCACGGTGCGGAGCTTTTCGCCGAAGCGGACAGCATCGGCCTGGTGTCCATGCCATTCGGCCTCTGCGTCCACGAAGTGCCCGACGGCTCCATCCTCCAGGCACTCCTGGATGTGCTTGACCTCCTGGTTTGCTCGTCCGGGCCGGGAGTAGTGCCAGGTGTAGAGCGCAATGCCCTTTTCCTGGCACGCCTTGGCGGTTTCTAGGGCCTTTTGCCGGCTCCACCCACCGTCACGGCCACCACCGTCCCCGGAGCGCACAGCGAGCCATTTAAAGCCATTTGCTACCATCCGGTCCAAAAGCTTCGGATAGGAGACCAACTTGTGAAATGCGACCCACAGACCGGGGCCTTCCGTTCGTCCAGGCATTGGCACTAACCTTGCTACGCGCACGCGCGCACTTATGCATACTGTACTTATGCTCTCTTCTCTTTCTTTTCCAAGAGAAGAAGAAGAAAACATAAGGAACTACTTCATAAGAAAGAAAGAGAGAGAAGACATAAGACACTACCGCGCGAATCCTTACGGTGAAGCCGGCCAGTCTTTTCCGAACTTCAAGCGAGCTGCAACCTCGGCTCGTCGGTGAGCTTCTTCCACGAATCCGGCGTCAAGAATTTCCTTCACTCCATCGTGTCCAAAGACCGAAAGGGCGAAGGCGAGCGCAGCGGAGCCTGCGAGGACGACCTGACTTGCATCCTTGATTCCTGCTTTGATGTCTTGGAAATCAGTCATGATTGACTCCTGCGTCACTGGAAACGTTGAACTGCTTGTCCACGGAGACCCAACATTCCTGAACGGCCTTCGGTGTATCGTGAGCGCCCACGCAAGCAATCAAGGCGTCTTGGTAGGACTGTTTGATGGCTTCCTTCGCGACCGACGGCGAACACGCCGTCAGGAAAAAGCTAAGGATAAACGTGAGACCGAAGAAAGCGAAGGCTTCCAAGGCAAACTGAGAGACGGTCTTTTTGACGATAGGGCTCATTGCTTGTTCTCTTTCGCTCCAATGGGAGAAGGAATCAGCCAGGCGAGCATGGCCTGGAAGACCTCCGGGGGGAGTTTATTGAGGGATACGAGGACGGTAACGCAGACGAGGACGAGGGCGAAAAGGCCCATCTTCCACTTGTCTACAGCGATGTTTTCCAGAGACTCAGGCATCATGATTCTTTCAGTAGGCGGGACCGTCAAACTCGGGAGAGCAGACGTAGGCAGACGCGACTGCCGATACCGCAATGGCGGTATCGCTGAAGGGGCTCACCCAGAACTTTCGGCTCATTCCGGGGGCGATAGCGGCTCCGTTGGTAGCGGTTGCAGCACCAGTCCCGAACCCCACGGTAATGGTTGCGGCAGAGGCGTTCTCCACCGAAATCATGCACTTGTTCTTCGGGACGTCAGCGCCCCATACGGAGGCAAGGGTCTGGGACCCGAGAGCAAGGGCGACGACCTTCTGCTTCCCCGCTCCACGCGGGGGAAGATTCAGGTAGGAGGCCCGCATGGCGGATGTAGTGCTCATTATCGTTGAATCCTGTCAGTTGCGGTTTGGTAGGCTGAAGCGTCAGCGCTGGAGCCTTGGGGGAGTTTCTTGGCGCTCTGAGCGGCCTGCTTCGCGGCCGCCATCTCACCGTAGCTTTTCTGTACCCCAGCAACGAAGCTGGGTTCCACGATGCGGTCTATGGGGGTCCCGAGAGCGAAGGAGAGCTGGGTGAGCTTCCCGACGGGAACGGTCTCGCCCTTTGCTCGCTTGTTGCTGAGCTGGGTCTGGACCTCCCACGTGATGATGCTCTTCAGCTCCGGGTGAACGTACGTCACAGCTCGGATGGCCTCTCGGTTCACGTCTCCGGCCTTCATGGCGTCAAAGACCTCCATCGGGCTTGCGATGGCTCGGGAAGCCGTGACGAAGTTGTGGGCCTGGAAGGCGGTCAGGTTCGCCTTGGCGGGGACCTTCAGGTCTCCAGGCGAGTTGAGGAACGCGGGCGCGATGGACGACAGATAGGTCTGCGCGCGCTGACGGGAGGCCATCAGCTCGGCATGAAGCTCCTCGTCGCCACCGGAGACCTTCCGGGCCCACGCGTCTGCGTCAGCGTCGCGAGCGGCGCTCATGGATTCCGCGATGCGCTGGACCTCCTGGTCCGTCTTCTCGCTTCCGCCACGAGCCGTCAGGTAGGAACCCGCTCGGACCGACGGCCGACCGGACGACTCCATGAACCCAGCGACCCCTTCGGAGATGGTCGCGGTGAGCTTCTGAGCCATCGTCGCGAGCTTCATCCGACGGGAGATGCCTTCCGTCGTGTTGCTGAACGCTTCGCCGACAAGTTTTGCGCCCTTACGCATGGCAATAGCAGCCATGCCCCCAAGCGGGTGACCGGCCATCGTGGAAAAGGCCATCGTCGTGGCGTCGCTCTGGTCAAAGAACGGCTGTGAGGTCGGGGTCTCCTGGACAAAGTCGGAAAGCTTCGGAGCCTGCCCCGGGGAGGCGATGCCAGCCTTGGCCGATTGCTTCGCCGCAACGGCCTCTTCCAGGGCCTTGGACTCGCCAGACGTCGCCTTGCCCAAGGCTTCGCGCAAAGACGGTCGGGCGGGCCTCGGGATGGCTTGAGAGGGAACCTTCTCCCGGGCTGCGCGAGCGGCGTCACGCTCCAGACTCAGAACGCCCTTGGAGGACTTCTTCAGGCTGCGTGAAATCTCCCGGTCCATGGCCGCGCCGAAGGACGCCGTTCGCTTCGCGGCGGCGTAGGTCTTGCCAGCGTCCCCAAGCACCGGCGAGGCCGCGCCAGCTTCGGCCATCTTCGTGTTGATGAGCTTGTCCAGCTCGGTCTTGAAGTTCGCCGTGAAGGCGGCTGCCTTCGCTTCTGCCGAGTCGGCAACCCCGCGCGTGGCGTTGGCGGCGAGGTTGTCGTAAAACGCAGCGTTGCTCTTCCCAAGCCCCTTGCTGGTGGATTCCAGCGCAGACCAGCGACGCTCAGCTCCGTCGGCAACGCGGGAGATTTGGTCTTGGAGTCCACCGGGGGCAGAAATCAGGGCAGCCGCTTCGGCCGTCGTGGCGTCCGCTGCGGCAAAGTGGCGGCCCATGACTTCGTTGAAAAGGTCGCGGACTTCCTGAGGCTGCGGAGCAAGGTCGGGAGCGTGCTTCTCAAACAGGGCAAGCCGGGACTCCGCGAGGTCTTGCGCCGAAGCGAGACTCGCCTTGTTCGTCTGTGCGGCTTTCTGAAGCGCAGAAAGCTCGGCCTGGTCCAGCCGCCCCTTCACACCAAGGGTTTCGCGAAGGTACTTCTCCGCGTTCGGAATCGCTTCCTGGAATCCCCCTGCGTACGCCCCACGGCCCTTTGCGCGACGGCTCGCGTCCGAGACTTCCTGGAGGTAGGAATCGCTGAGACCAAGCTCCGTGCGGCCACGAAGGAGAGCCCGTTCCTCTGCCGGGAGCGCTGCTGAGCGAGCGGCAAGCTCCTCCTTCGTCGCGACGTCCACAGCCATCTTTCGCTCTGCCGAAGCAGCCGCCTTGGCCTCTGCGTACGTAGCTTCGCGCGTCGCAAGCTCGGCCTGAAGGCCCTCAATGACCTCGCCACGCGCCGACTTCTGTGCCGATGCAAGGGCCCGCTTGGCCTCTTCCACGTCCCGAGCGGCCGCGGCATAGGCTGCCTTGGCTTCGCCTTGAGCGACGGACGCCGCCTCGTGCTCGGCAAGGGCAGACGTGTACGCCGCTTCGCCGGCAGAGCGCTCGGCAAGGAGGTCCGCGTCCTTCGCGAGCCGGCTTTCCAGAACCTCGGAGATGGCGCTCCCTCCCCGGCGCGAGAGCGCAGAGAAGCCCGCTCCGAGCCCGGAGATGGCCGTCCCGAAGAGTGCGCCGTTCAGCGCGTGCGACGTGATACCGGCAGCGGTGAGCTTCCGGTTGTGGATGAGGTCGTCCTCCAGTCCCGCGCCGGTGCTGTAGAGCGCGCCCTCGGTGCCGCCTCGCGCAAGCGTGGACAGGAACTTCCCGAACTTGGCGCCGCCGCCTGTAGCATCCAGCGCGGTTGCGGCGAGACCCGACTCCACGCCAGCGGCTGGCCCAAGAAGGTCAAGGCCCGCCCCGAGCGCCCGACCGGACTCCAGCATACCAGCAACGTTGCCGGCCTGGTAGCTCCAGGGGTTGGCCCCGTGCGTGCCACGGAAGAATCCGCGAGCGCCTTCGGCGTACTCCGGCCCAAGCATCTCCGCACCGCCGATGATGGCAGAAGGCGCAAGGCCGAAGGTAAGACCCGATAGCCCGCCCATCGCCGTGCTCATGGCCCTGGACGTTGCCCCGGTGCCGAACGCCTGCTCGTAGATGGCTTGCGCGCGCTGGTCCGCAGCAAGCTCGGCCGCTTCGGCCTGGGAGATTTGCGTGCCATTCCCTACGGAGTCAAACGACGCGAACCGAGCGTCTTCCACGCGAGCGCGACCGTCGCCCCCCTTGACGTAGTTTACGCCAAGGTCCACCGGGGAGGCGCCAGAGGTTCCGTACCCCTGCAAATCAGGAAGGGGCCCCGCGTTGGTCGCCTGAGCCCCGTATCCCTCAAGTTTCGGGTCTGCCATGGCCCGAATCTACCTCGTTAGCGCGGCACGCTTCCAGGAGTGCTGAAGGCCCCGGAAGCCTTGCCTGCGGTGTAGATGCCGCGGCGCTGGAGGTCGGACACGACGCGGGCCCGGGCGCTGTTTGGAAGACCCAGTAGGGCCTCCTCAATAGCAGAGCGGGATTTCTGGAGCACGTTCGCGATGATAGCCTGTTGGCGCTGGAAGCTAATATCCGGCGAAAACAGGTTTGCGAACTCCCTTGCCTCCTTCTCAGAGAAGGCGCTCCCCGTCATCTGGTTCCGGTACGCGTTGGACATAGATTTCATGCTCGTGTTGTACGCAAGAACGTCCTTCGCCTCGGACTCCTTGAGTCCGAACCGCTCCATCATACTCTTGACCGAGACGGCTTTTGAACTACGGAAGACCCCCAACATCCGGTCAATCTTCTCCCGGTCGTTCCCGAGAGCATTCATGAACTTCTTCTGTGCAGTCGCGGCGTTGCGCGCCTCGTTAACGAACGGAACGAAGTCTCCCGGCTTCCCAAACTGGGAGGTCACGGTGGAGTTGAACTTCCCAAGGGCCTGATTGAAGTCGTTCGTGACGGTCTTGAGGGCGGAATCGTACTCCTTCGCGGCCTTGGCATCGGCATTCTTGGCAAGCACTGGGAAGCCGGCGGCGTCCACCTCGTAAGCGAGTTCGGGGTAGATGCCGGCCCCGGGCTTAATGGGTACAAGGTCCACGCGGGATAGGTGCTGAGCCTCAAGACCTCGTGCGTAGTTGGCGAGGAACGCGGCCTTCCGTGCGCCGGCATGACGTGTTTCGTCTTCGCTCATGAAGCGCTTCTGGTCTTGCCCGCGAGGGCTATCGGCGAACTTGCGGAACGCGGAGACCTCAGCGGCGAGCGCGTCTCGCGCATCTTCCTTGAGGGTTCGTCCAGCGAGGACTTGGCCCTTGTATTTTGCTACGAGTTCCGCCGCCTTGTCGGAAGGAATCTCTCCGCCATACGCCGATTCGGCTTCCATGAGAATCGTGCGAGCGACAGGGTCTTTGAGGTCTGCGGCCTTGATTCGGCCAGAGCCGCCAAGGTTTGCTCGGGCCGCAGCCATGGCGCCCTGCAACCGGCCGCCTCCACCTCCGGCCTTTGCTGCGGTTGCGGCCGGAGCTTCAGCCGGAGCGTCTTCACCGCCCATGCCGAAGGTTTCAGCCAACGGGGAGAGCAGCGACTTTGCGTTTTCGCCAAAGCCATTTACGCGGTCCAGGACGGCCCGAGCTTCGGGGGGGACCGGAGTATTTCGGAAGCGCGCGTATGCTGCGGCCATTGCGGCCTGGTTGCGCTCTTCCTTGGTCGGAGGAAGCGCGGGCATTCCCGTATTCGGGTCATCTCCCGGAGCTTCGCCCGGACCGGGCGGAAGCTCATTGGGGTCGGCCGCCCCCTTGTGGCGAGGGTTCGGGAACGTGCTGCCGGTTTCCCCCATTTGCTCTGCCGTGAGCATGGCGGGGGCAATGTGCGCGCCCTGGAAAAGGGCTGCGTTGGCCTGAGCGGCCAATTGCGCCGTCCGCTTCGTGAACTCGGCCACCGCTGCGGCACCGAGCGCCCGCTCTTCGGCCGTGCGCCCCCGGAGCGCAACGGTCTGCGCCTTGGCAGCCATGGCCTTGTAGGATTGAGCCTGGAAGGCCGCTTCCGCGCCCCGCTCGTCGCCGTAGATGGAGCGGAGCTGCCCGATGGTCGTCAGCTCTGCGGCTTGGCGGTTCTGCATCCGCTCGTAGTCCACCTGCTGCGCGGCCCAGTCCTTCTGGACAGCCGCTTCCACCATGCCAATGGCCTTCTCCGGGGAGACGCCAGCAAGAGGCAAGAGACTGATGGCGAACGCGGACAGGACGTTGCCCGGATTCTTCCAGTAACGACCTGCGTCAAAGCGCTGGGCGGCCATTTGGTCGGCCATGCGCGTGTAGTTGGAGACGTGCTCCATGAGCGCCTTGGAGCGCTGCTCCTCGCGAAGGCGGCTGTTTTCTGCCATCTGCGCAAGCTGGTTGGCCTCTTCCGCCTTCTGGTCGGCCTGCATGGAGAGGCCCTGAGCGGTTGCCTCGTGGACGCCACCGATGGCTTCGGCCTCCTTCGCGGGAAGCTCGCCGTACGCTTGCGCGAACGCCTCTGGCCCGCCCACGGGAGCGTAGTTGATGCGCGCCGGCATCACGGACATTGGCATCGCTGCCCGCCCGCCCACAGCTGCCCCGGCTGCGGCGGCGCTGGAGTTGCGGGCCCGCATCTCTGCGATGGCTTCGTACGTGGACTGGCTTTCGTCGCCGGGCTCAGCTTCGGTCCCGGCCGTCGGGTCCAGACCGGACATATCCGCGGGAGCCGGCGGAGCTTCAGGAGCCGGCGGCTTGATGTCCAGGTGGTCGCTCGTCAGCGCTGCTCCGGGGTTTTCAAAGACCTCGGAGAGCTTCTTCTTTGCTTCGTCAAACGACGTAGGGAAACCCATAAATTAGCCCCCCACTTTCTTCGGGCCCTGAATGGGCGTGTTGGTCGGAATCGGGATGCCACCGATTCCCGCGTTGGCAGACGGCACAAAGTTCGGCACCCGGTCTCGCGGGTTTTGGGGGCCTTGGGGGGCGCTAAAGCCGGACGGTGGAGCGAAAGCGGCGCCAGCGAACCCGCGGTCCGGACTCGTGCCCAAATTGCCCCAGCGGCCACCGTTTTCCGGGGCAGGAGCGGGGCCCCCTCGCGGTGCCGTGGGCCCCTTTCCGAAGAGGTTCGGCGCATTCCGAACACCCATCGGCTGCGAAGAGTTCGCGTTCTGCCCGCCGCGTTCCGGAGCGGCAAAGATGTTCCCGGAGCTGGCTTGCGGCGTGAACGGCTTGGCGGGCGGCTGTCCGCTGGCTCCGTACTGCGGCCCTACCGTGCCGGGGACGGAGTTGCCAAACTGCCCCGGTTTGCCGCCCATGCCACCCATACCGGCGGGCGCACCTTGCGACGGGTCAAACGTAGGGCGGGGAGGGGGCGCAGACATTTGCTGCACAAGGTTCGCCCGCGCCTCGCCAACGGATGGCTGAAGCTGCGCCGCAAAGTTGGGCCGGTTCTGTTGCATCCACTGCGTAAATCCTTGTCCGTCCATGTTCAGTAACCCGCCTGTCCGTAATATGGGTCGTTCGTTCCGGAGTTGGGGTTCGTTCCCCCGATTCCGCCACCTGCATTACCGCTACCATTGGTATTTCCGCCGTTTCCACTCGTGGCGGCCTTTGCGCCCTGACCAGCCACCGCCCCTGCCGCCGGCCCACCAGCCATGGTTCCGACAACGGTTGCGACCGTACTGATGGCACGGTCCACCTGTGCCTTCTTGGCTGCTGCGTTTGCGCCGGAAATGCCAGAGTTGATCCCGTCGGCGGCTTGCTGATTCTGGGAGTTCTGCGCTTGCTGGTTGCCCTGAGCCTGGAGCTGTTGGCCCTGGACGTTTTGCGCTTGCGCGTTGTAGCCCTGAGCCTGGTTGCCATAGCCAAGCCCGAGCTGCGCGAGCCCGAGACCGAGCTGCGCCTCGTTCTGCCCTTGCCCCGCGTTAAACTGAGAGACCTGGTTGCTCTGCGTCAGCCGGGACTGGTCCTGACCGCGCATCTGCTCCGTGCCCTGCTGGTAGGCCGCTCGGGCCGCTGCCATCTCCTGAGCGCGAAGCATCGCCATTTGGTTGTTGTAGTCGCCAAGGGCCTGAGCAGAGTTGCCCATGGCGTTCTGCTGGGCCATGGCCATTGCGGCCGCTCCACGGGCGCTGGAAGCGGCCGAAGACTGGTCAGCGATGGTTCGCCCGATGCCGTACGTGAGCTGATTCTGTGCGACGCTGGGGGCGTTCCCGTAGGCCGCCTGCTGAGCGAGACCGAGGGAGTCGCCCTGGTAGTAGCGGCTCTGCTCTTCCTTGCCGGAGAGGAGCGGGTCCTCCGAGGCGTACATGTTCTGCCGGCCTGCCTGGATGGCCTCAGCCCCCTGCATGGCGTACTGGTCTTCGTACTGCTGCGAGCGCTGCCCTTGCGCGAGCGCCTGGTCGCTCCAGTCTTGAGCGCCGCCAGCGTAGCCGCCGTAGTTGTAGGCGTTCGGGTCAACTGCGTAAGGGTCTGCCTGAAATCGGTTTTGCCCCGAGTTCAGGTAGTCGTTCACGAGCCCCTTGCCCGTGTTGTACGCTTCAATGAAAGGGTTCCCAGCGCCCTCAGTCGGGCCGCCAGACTGGCCGGGATGCGCGGCTTGCCAGTTGGAGGTCTGACTGAAATTGCTGCCGGGGTCACTGGCGGGGTCCACGATGCCAGCGATCTTGTCCGACCAATACGTACTCTGCTGAATGTATTGAGGGTTGTCAGAGTTCCACGTATTGGGGTCGGTGCCCGGCGGCGGCTGCATGAGCGCGTCGTAGAGCTGCTTTTTCTCCTCGTCGCTCATCTCTCCCCACGCCTTGCCTGCGCCGGGGGCAGACGGGTCCGTGGGGTCAAAGTTTCCATTTTCGTCGTAGTAAGAACCGCCTGCCATTACGATTTTCCTTCCTTCGCAATCTTCGTGACGCCCGCCTTCGGGCCGCCCTCAAGGGCAATACCATAGAAGGACCAGCCCTTCCCGGTGCCCTGGGCACCGACGGTGGGGACGGTGTCCTCAACCGTCAGCCGCATGGACTCCGACGCCTGGTTGTTCGGCTGGATGACAAGCCTACGAGCTTCGGCGTTGCCGCCGGGGACCGCTGTCACTTCCGCGTCCGTGAAGGTGCGCGTCTGCGGGGTGCTCGCGGAGAAGTCGTAGTCCAGGCTCAGGGTGACCGTGC